ATGAAAATGGTTCTATTTGATATCGATGGCACCCTCGCCGATATCCAGCACAGACGCGCGCACCTAAAAAAGCCAAAACCCAACTGGGCGCGCTTTAACGCGTTGATGGGCGATGACACGCCGAACGAAGCTGTCGTCAGCCTATATAAAACACTGTGGGCGTCCCAAAACTTCAAGCTGGTTCTAGTGACCGGAAGGAATGAACAATTTCGCAAAGTCACAGAGCAATGGCTCACGTGGCATAAGATCCCCTTCTCCAAAATCTACATGCGCCCCGACAACGACTCCCGCGCAGACCACATCATCAAGGAAGAAATTTTGGATAAGCTTCTCGCCCAAGGCGCTGAAATTGAATTCGCCGTTGATGACCGAAATCAAGTGGTCAACATGTGGCGCCGCCGAGGCATCACCTGCCTTCAATGCGACTACGGCAACTTTTAAGACACAACACAATTACGCCAGCGCGCGCTCAGCCCCCGATATGACGCCCCTTCAAAGGCCCAACGGCGACATATCAACACTCGTAAAATAGGACGCCATCCGTCGAATGCGATCCTTTTGTTCATCGGAAAGTATCTCGGCTCCGCGCCCGGCTTCGCCTTTGTTGAAGCGCGTTTTCTCAGCATCTGTATTTTTGCCCGCGTTCAAACGGTCAACCACGTCAATAATTTTATCCTGTGGTACGTCGAGGTTATAGAACTCAAGGGCCTTGGCAATTGTACCAGAATAATCAGCAATCATATCTTCATAAGAAATAACGCACTTTTCGATATCCGCACGCATCCACCCATCATAAAACTGTAGTTGCCAAGCAACCCGGTGATCAATAACGGCGTCTAGTCTTTTCTCTTCTGGCAGAGATCGATAATCAGGCGTTTTAGGAAAAACATTATCACGCCGCATCTTGTCTAAATTGTCTTTTGTGCTCACCACAATATCAAAAATATTTCGGACCTGAATGATAGGTTTAATTTCAAACCTGTTTAAACATTCAATATTAATTCGGCTGGGCCGCGCATGCTGGTGGGCAACCAAACGCATGTTCCAGGTGTCGATCATCTTTGGATAATAAAAATCCTGCTCACTGGCTTGTTCGTTACCCAGAAAGAATTTCATCGCCCCTGTCACGTCGGCCAGCGCGGAGCTGAGGAAAGTAGAACCCGATTTTGGCATCGCATTAATGAGAATTCGATCTGCGGGTCTAAAGAAAGTTCTTTTGACAGAAAATTTTGCGGTCAAAAGCTTATGGGACCGAACCTTTACCGCTCTCTCAATTTTCTGAATTGTGCCTGCCATGTAAGTAACGCCCCCATTTTAAAACCAGAAACAAATTCTAGTGCGCAATATTCCGCTCTTTGTCGCCCAACCCATCCCAAGCCATAGCTTAAAAGGGGCGGCCGAAACCTCAGTCCAAGACTTACCTAATGTTGGGCATCAGGTAAAGGCACAGCCGCGGGCTAATCGTCCATGCGTTCCCCAAATTCTACTCAATACGACAACTTGCAGGCGATATCGCACGCACAAAAATGTACACTGCCGCGTACTTTTCGAGTGTTTAGTTTTGGATAATATGTGCCTCTATTAGCTCTTCCTACTTGCAATCTAGCTGCATCGAATAGGCGCGGAAATGAGAATGTCCAGCCGGGCGAGCAAGGTGACGCGTGCATGAGGATGGAAAGATCAATCTGCATCATCCAGCAGCACCATATCGAAGGACTGCGTGTCGCCCTCCACCTCGGTTGGCACAACTTTCATCTTCGAAGGAAACTGATCAACCCCCGTCGGCAAAACTTTATCTCCCGTAACAAAGCACTCCAAAAAGTCTCCAGGAAGAAAGTGCACTCGGTGACCGTCATCAACTTTTCTTGTGGCAATCTCCCGCCAAGTGTTTGGCACAAATTCAAAATGCGCACCTGTCATGTCGCATCTCTCAAAGAATTCAGGAGAGAAGCCGATAAAAATATCAGAAAAATGCGTGTCACTGAAGTTGCACGTAGCAAAGCAACTGAAGCTGATATCACATTTCTCAAACTTGGATCCCGAGAAGTCCGCAAAATAGAATTCGGCATCCATAAAGGTACAGTCAACAAAGTGACAGTTCTCAAATGTAGCCTCCCCCGAAAACTCGGTGGAAAAACGACAAAGAGAAAACCGGACATTGCGAAACCTCACATCGGAAAACCCTCTGCCTACAATGTTGAAGTAGGAGATCGAAACATCCGAGAACTCCCTCCCACTCAATTCAAGCCGTGGCTTGTGCTTCCAGCCCTGAGTTTTAGCCAGTCTACTCAGATTGGATATTGCAGCAAACACGCACTCAACAAACTGTTGCGTCATCTCTTTTCGGCGTTCACCCAAAGTATCTACAGGCGCACCAATTTCCGAGATTTTGCGAAGAGCATCGGCTTCATCAGAGGAAATGTGGGGATAATAGTTTTTCACCGCGTCGCACAGCAAATTCACCACACGGGCATAATATTGTCTGGGATATTGTTCAGCTATTGCTTCAAGGTCGTAAACAGCGCTGACCTTCATGGTATCGAATGGGTTGCCCAATTGCCCAACGGCGCGGAAAAAGCGCTCCTCGCGAAAATCTCGGCTGACGCGATACCACATAAAGCTAAGAGCAAGGAAAACAGCAATCAGAAAGCCCACATTTCGCAGACCGTCGGACACATCTTCAACGATCCATTTGCCCCAGTATTTATAGTAGAAATCAAAAATGACAAGGTAGGCCATTCCCCACATCACCAGCAAAACGGCGAGGTAGAAGAGCCTCCGCAAAACACGCCACACCAGTGTGGATACAAACCAATTGCCCATGCCACCCCCTTCATCAAACAGGACGCTAGCATGCACATTTCAGCATAGAGTCTCAAGATGGCGGTTTAGCCTCCCCTGCTATAAAACGGGCTACCCCTACTTGCCCCCAAAGAGAACCACACCCGGCCTGCGAAAAATGAGGGCGAAAACAATACCTGCTGCCATGCCGCCAATATGGGCCCACCACGCGATCGGTGCATCAGAGCCTGCAAACGCATAGAAAAACTGCGTCGCCGCCCAAATCCCCAACATCCAAAATGCCGGAAGCGGCACGGGTATAAGAATGACCAGCCGAGCGAGTAAGAAGATCCGTGCATGTGGGTAGAGCAAAACATAAGCGCCCATAACGCCCGCAACAGCGCCTGATGCCCCAACCAAGGGGGCAGGAGACCCGATGTTCATGAGGAGGTGCGCGATACCACCAAAGCCTGCACATAGGAGATAGAAAACCAAATAAAGCTTATGCCCCAAAGCATCTTCAATGTTGTCGCCAAAAATCCTGAGAAACAGAATGTTGCCCAACAAATGCATCCAGTTTGCGTGCAAAAAAGCATAGGAGAACAAACTCATGCCATCGGGGAACCAAGGAAGCGGGTCCTTGAGCTCACCCCCTAAAATACCCGGGACCATGCCAAAAGCCATCACCACACTTCTAAATTGATCCGCAGGCAACAGCGATTGAACACCAAATATGAAAATCATAATCCCCATGAGGGCGTAATTCACATAAGGAAACTTTATGTGCTCAATCGGATTATCATCATGCAATGGCAAAAACATATTTTCTCTCAAAACAATATAAAGACCGCCGTCGACGCTCTGCGTAGAAGTATGGCGCAAACGCACGCGCTCCCAAAGGAAGCCGTGCAACATATGATGTTTTGAAGAAAAAGTGGTCGGGGCAGTAAGATTCGAACTTACGACCCCCTGGTCCCAAACCTCCTTATGGACATTTTGAGAACCCAAAAACCGCAGGAATCCTGCCGTTTTTGAAAACCACTTTTACCCTAAAAGGAGTACAAAGCAGGAATAGGAAGCACGTTTGTGACCAACTTTTGACCAACTTTTTGCTCCCATGTTCACCCTCTAGTCCATTGGCACCCTGGCACATCAGAGGGCGTACCCAAAAGCGACGTATTTACGGCCGCAATCCGTTACCCAGGCCAGCCCCTTTCAAATGAATATCTCTCAACATCACTCTTAGATTGCACAATTTCCCCGCCACCACCCTGCCTGATCTCTGAAATAATTTTGCGCGCCGGAAAACGGTAACATTGGTAACAAAGGTAACATTAAAAAAAACAACATATAATACAATAAGATAGAGGTCATATTAGATAAATTCCAAGGGTCACAAAGGGTAACATTGTGACCTTTTTGGAAGTCACAAACCCAATAAACTTTACTCAATAAAAACAATGACTTAGAAAATGTTACCTTTTTTGTTACCCTTTGTGACCCTCTAAAGGTCACATTTTTATCCTTTAGTTTCAAAAGGTTAGATACAGATTTTGCTCGTGTGACCGTTGTTACCTTTTTCCGACGCGCGAATGAATATCCCCTCCCCTGTGACCCATCCGCTGTCTTTTCCAGCCCACCCAGCGCGTCCAATGCCTTCAAATTCTGAGAAGTTTTGTGAACGCGGGTATGCCCCGCCAAGGCCAAGCACAGCCTCAGATTTCAACGCTATGCATATGCAAAGAAAATGACCCAAAAAGCCCGAAGGCGCGGCGGGGATGAGAGAGCGCAGCAACACCCTACAGGCAATCACTTGTTGCCGATGACCACAATGTGGTGCACAACTACCGTATAAACTGAAGGGGTTGTTTTATGCAGTTTTTGCTAGAAAGTATGCGCAGACGAATGTCATTCACCATGAGTAGTAGCATTCTCAAATATCACGGGATCCATGGAAGCAACAGTTGGACCGGAACAATTGAAAAGATTGTAAAAGAAGACCACTCGTCTAAAAAGCCAGCTCTACGTAACTCACTAAAAGAACACAATCTATGCGGGAATAAGTACACAAAATTCTACAAAATTGATGCCCTGCAGGCCGACACCATTATTGAAAACCTGCAGCTTCCAAAAATCAAGTCTGCCGCAGAGGGTAATGCATACATCAACGCTTACCCGAATAGCCTGCCATCCCATATACTCGACACTTTAACTGGCGAACTCTTTTTAGTAGAAAAAATATCCAACGATCATGGAATAGGTTTAGTTTTTTCATCGACAACCAAATTTACAAAACGCGAGAAAATAAATTTAGCGTCTCTTGTCAAAGATTCCCCCGAAGCTATTGACCTAATGAACCAATACCAGGACGTTATTGGGCTAAAATTTCAGTCAGTTCAGCTATTTAGTGTAATTTGGGTTTCACGGGGTTCTTCAGTGGTTGAGACTAGAATAGATCTGCCAGACGGTATGTTGACAGACATTGCACACATGATGCATTCAAAACTGAAGGCAATCATTAACACATGGCTTAACACCCCAATCGAAAACCCAATTAATCTTTACCCTCTAATCAATAAAATGTACAAAGATAGCAATGAAGGACATGTTGTTGACCTTGCGTTTTCGACTACAACTGCATCAGTCAAGCGCGAAAGAATGCGACGCGATTCTTTAGACTTGAGAGAAGAAGCTTATCACGAAGCAGGAAAAGCAGGGCTAGTTACTGAAATTGAACCTTTCAGAATTAGCATTCGTTGGGTCCAGGGTTTTCCCGAGGGAACGGTAGAGATCGCAACTAAACCCGAGCTTACCCTTGCTGGTACATCAAAAGGCTCAACGGGCACGGGATCGAAGTTTGACATTTCGGCAGCCGGAATAAAAGGCTGTATGGGTACAGCTGATTACCACTTTGTGATTGATAGAATTCATCATCACCTTAGTGAAATTTCTGATCACGAAAACTCGGCCTAAGATAAACTATTCAGGGTCAAAATGACGACACAAAATCGGGAAAAATTCGTTGAGACCATTGATGGAGCCCTATTGGGTATGCCGTTCAAATTTGTGTGCATCACTCTAATAGAGGCATTATTGGATTTACCCATTAGCAACACCAAATTTCTGACCTACACAAGCTTTGTAAATTTGGCAGGGAAAAGCACTCTAGATGAAGAAATAATTGCTGCGATAAACTTCCTTTCTTCATCGTCAAGATACTCCATTTTAGAACCCCATGCCTTGTACGTTGATGAAGAAAGTGGACAAGAATTTGACTTGGACGCTATTACCCTATCTTCATTCTGGACAGACAACATTCTAGTGCATCCGGAAACTGGTGAGTTAGTCGAGGAGCCTCTTTCACATCTGTGCCCATATTTCGTTCTTTCAGAAGAAAAACTGGAAGAGTTGACAGAATGAGCACTACAAACGTAAGTCAGCAAGAAGTTAGGCGTCAAACTTTTCAGGACTTACTAGATGCTGAAGATGTACCTAAAGAAGTATTGGATACGTATGCATATATATCTGCATCCAATCACAAAGACCGCACCAAATTTTTGGAAATCATACTAGATTATTCCTACTACCAGCTCGTACAGAATAGCCATTTGAATAAAGACCTTAGCGAAGATCAACTTACAATTGAAGTGGTCCAAATGCTGAAAGCTCGCGGCATCGATGCAGCACATGACAAACAAATTGGTGGCCATTGTGACATTACAGTGGAGGCAAAAGATAATTACATATGGTTTGGTGAAGCAAAAATTCACAGTTCGTACCAACACCTACAAGAGGGCTTTGATCAGTTAACAACCCGGTATTGCACAGGCATGCCAAGCCAAAACCAAGGAGAACTAATTATATACTGCCGCGTGGGTGACGCAGTCGGTGTACTGAGCAAATGGAAGGGCATATTATTGGATAACAATTCCAATATAGGAATTTGTACAGAAATTCCCGACCAAGGTCTCTGGTTTCGCACCAGTCATAAAAGTGAAAATACCGGACTTGACGTGATAATTCGGCACTGCATTGTCCCGCTATTTCACAAACCAAAAAAATAGCCCTCTTCCTCACTCCAACTCATACCCATCAAACTCAACCACGACCTCCCCACCCCACGCATTCAGCTCCGCAAAGCGGGCCTGAAGCGGGCGGAGTTCGTTGCGGACGAAGACATTGGCTGCGTCTTTCACTGGGCCAAAGCCTGTTTGGTTGGTGGGGACGATGGACATCAGCTGCGGGGGAACGCGGTGTGCGGCCAGGACATCATCGCGGGTTAGGTTTTTGACGTTGAAGAATTCGTCTTTGGCCGTCACTTCTGAAATTGGGATCAACTGCAAACCATCTTTGGAGCCACCGGGCGCATAGACCAGTAGGTTGCGGAAGTTGCCGGGGCCTTTGGAGTTGCGGAGTTGTTCTTTCATCTTTTCCACATCGCCATGCTCTTGCTGGGCATCGGTCATGTAGAGGATGTAACCGGCGTGGCTGCCATTCTCATAATATTTACGGCGGAAGAGCGTGGCGCTTTCATTGAGCCAGGCACTGTTGAGCGCGGAGAGGTATTCGGGCACACCGTATAGTTCTTGGTTGGGATCCGGCTCCAATAGATGGAAAATGGAACCTTCTCGGAAAGCGTGCTCATTGAAGGTGCCGGGTTGGAAAAGGAATTTTTCCCCGTCCCGCGCACGGCGCATATATTTAGCCGGTGCGGGTTTAAAGCGCAGCGTTTCGCCCAGCTGGTTCTTTACCTCCTCTAAATACCCATTGCCAAAAATGAGATAGTCCAATGCCCAACGAGCAAAGTCCTGCGCGGACAAAAGCTTATGAGGGCGGAAGGTGCTCACCAAAATATTGCGCTTTAGGTAGATCGCTGAGGAGTGATGGGCATTGGCTCTGAAGGACTTCGACAGTCCGGAAAGCGACACCGGCGGCTCATACCAATGGCCGTTGTGGAACGCTTCGGCATAATCCAACACCTCACGACCATCGAGCACGGGCACAGGCTCCCCAAAGTGGAACATCTCAGTATTTACGGGGGTAATCGGGTCTGACATTAAAACATCTCCATGCGAGAACGGCTTCCCTGCCCGGTCTCGTCAAGCGGCAAAATGGCCTCCTTGTCGAGCGCGTGCATAAGAGCCCAAGCCATATCTGCGTGACCAGATTCTTCAGTACGACTGGCTTGATAAGTGATTTGTTTGCCCGAGGGTGTACTCGAGCGATGAATGGTCATGAAGGCATGGGCAAGGTCTGTCCATCCTGCATCAAACTCAAGACGACGATGCTGGACCAACTGCAACGCCTTCAGCACCAACCGGTTTTTAACCTCAACCGAATAGGTGATCTTGGTAACTTGAGGGAAGAACTGTGCGACCAGCTCATACACGCCCAAACCCATACCACTGGCATCAATGGCAATATGCTCAACTGCGTAGCGCTTGGTTAGCTTTTGGATCTCTTTGGCCTGCGTGTCGAAGTCGCAATTATTCCATTTCAGTTTTTCCAACACGCGAAACTTGCCCCCGGCCTCAGCGGGCGGCGCCACAACAACAGCCGAGGCATCATCGCGCATGCGTGACGGGTCATACCCAATCCACACTCGGCGGTCGCCAAAGGGACGCGCCCGCACCGGTGTGAAGTCCGACCACCGATCCCAGGCATCCACCATGCAGGCCTGCAAGGCATCGAGCGAAAAGACAGATGCCGCATCATCGACAAACACACACATGAATAGGTTGGAAAAGTCGGCCGGATTGTATTCCACCCGCAAAATGTCCAAGTCGAACAAATCGCATCCCGCCTCAACGGCATCTTCAATGGTGACAATCTGGCGCCACTGCCCATCGGCGCATAGCTGACCGTGCTTGAGGTGCTCATGCGAGAGATCAAACTCTGCCTGTTGATCTGTGGGCCGCCCCTTGTTGAAGTGCTTCCCAGACCAGAACGGATAGGCCTCATGGCCCAAAGTTGAGGGCGTCGAGAAATAAGTTTTGCGCCACTTCTTGTGCGCGGCCATCCCACTGGCGACTTTCTGCAGCTCTTGAAATCGAGGGATCCAGAAATACTCATCCACGTATAGATGGCCATGATAGGACTGGGCTGTGCGCGAATTGGTTGAGAGAAAATAGAGCACCGCCCCATTTTCCAATTGCAAGGGATTGCCCTTCAGCTCCACCCCAGTTTCTTCTCGCACAAAGTTGACGATGTATTGGCGAAACACCTCAGCTTGGCTGCGGGACGCGGACATAAAGATCTGGTTGTCGCCAGAAAGAAGGGCATCCATAAAGCCCTCCCGCGCGAAATACCACGTCGCCCCAATCTGTCTCGACTTCAAAATGTTACGGGTTCTATATTTGGTGCGGGCCTTCCACCATTCCTTTTGGTAGTCAAACAATTGCGAGCGCCACGCCTTGCGAAGCTGAGACACAGCTTCCTCGCTCAAATAGTTTTTGTGCTTGCTGCGCCGCCTGCCCTTGTTTCTATTTTTCACTTTCGGGTTTAGATCAGCCTCATTTCCTCCCGCTTCATATTTGGCAATCCGCGCCATGCGCTCTAATTGTTTCCCCAACACATCGATCTCATTAAAGTCCTGAGAGGATTTATCCTCCTTCGCGATCAATACATTCAGGCGCGCATCCACGGTCGCCCCGACACGTTGGTGCACTGCGGCTTTGCGCCACCCGCCGCGAGCCATCCACGAATAGATTGTGCTGTACTTAACCTCCAATTTTCGGCTGATATCTGACACACGGTAGCCTTGCCAGAAGAGGTTTTGAGCTTTTCGATATTGAGTGGCGCGCGCTGTTTCCATAGGCCGAACCTAACCAGCCCCCTCCCGCGTCTCTTTCATTATCGAGATGATATGGCCCAAATCATCTCATGGCTCATTGCGCCTTCCGCCCACATCAACAACCTTCTGAACAGCACTCACGCCCCCCAAAGATCGCACAGAGGCCACATGTCCAAACTCATTTCCAAATTTGTTACGATTGCCCGCGCTGGAAAAACAATTGATGGCCGCGAGATTTCAGCCAATCAAATCGATCAGATGGCGGCTGACTACAGTCCCAAAACCTACGGCGCCCGTATTTGGAACGAGCATATTCGCGGCGTCCTGCCAGAAGGTGAGTTCTCTGCCCTTGGGGACGTGCTGTCTCTCAAAGCTGAGAATGACAAAGAAGGCAACCGTGTGTTGAAAGCCCAGCTTGCCCCCACAGACAAGTTGATGAAAATCAACAAAGAGCGCCAAAAGGTATTCACCTCCATTGAGATGGCCCCTGACTTCGCAGGTTCGGGCAAAGCCTACCTTGTTGGCCTGGCCGTAACGGACACGCCTGCATCTTTGGGCACGGAAATGCTGACCTTCTGCCGCCAAAACAGCGACAGCCTGAGCGACACGCTCAAAGACAAATTGTCCGACAATACGTTCTCTGATGCATTTGAAAGTTCCCCCTTTGAATTTTCAGAAGCAACCGAAAGCGCCTCCTCTCATGAGCCCACCCTGTTTAACAAAGTCAAAGAGATGCTCTCGCGCACGTCAAAATCCGCTGATGCCCGCTTCAGCGATATGAACGCCAGCATTTTGGAAATGGCCACAGCCGTCGAAGCCTTGCAGGAGCAGGTGGCGAGCCTCTCTGCCGCAGCGCCAAACCTTGAGGCGGTCGCTCCAAAAACTGAACTCGACACCCTGAAGGCCCAGCTTGAAAAACTGACGACCTCCCTTTCAAAAACCCCTGATCCTGCACAGCCGCAACGCCCCGACGCCACCGGTGGCACAGGTGCAGCTCTCACTGATTGCTAAGACCAAACACTCGAAAGCCCCTTAAGCCCCCTAAGCCAATAGCCACACCAGCACCGGAAACGAGCCCCTCATGGATAATGCAACCCGCCGCCATTTTGACGCCTTCACAACACAGATCGCCAAACTCAATGGCATCCCTGATGGCACAAAGAAGTTCACCGTCGAGCCCACCATCGAACAAAAGCTTGAAGACAAGATCCGGGAATCTGCCGGGTTTCTGTCAGACATCAATTCGGTGACTGTGACTGAAGCCAAAGGCGCAAAACTCGGCCTCGACATTGGCTCCCCGGTATCTAGCACCCAGAACACCAATGATGCAGACCGTGCCACAAAAGACCCGTCCACACTCGATGACCGGGAATATGAGTGCACCCAAACCAACTTCGACACTCACATCGGATATAAGAAGCTGGATCAATGGGCCAAGTTCCCAGACTTCCAAACCCGCATCACCAACCTCATCACCAAACAACAAGCTCGCGACCGGATCATGATTGGGTTCAACGGCACCAGTCGTGCTGACACTTCCAACCTTGTGGCAAATCCCTTGTTGCAAGACGTCAACATCGGTTGGCTGCAGCATATCCGCACCGACGCCCCTGAGCACCACATGACGGGCCTCAAAGTTGGGGACCATGGGGACGCCGACTTCAAGAACATCGACGCAGCTGTCATGGCGCTTGCCGATGAACTGCTAGACGAATGGTACCGGGACGATACCGACCTTGTCGCCATCATGGGCCGCCAGCTCTTGTCTGATAAGTTCATTGGCTTGGTGGACAGCAACGACGCGCCCACAGAGCGCAACGCTCTAGAGACAATCATCACCAACAAAACTGTTGGAGGGCTTAAATCGGCTCGCGTTCCTTTCTTCCCGCCACGCGCAGTACTGGTCACCCGGTTGGATAACTTGGGGATCTACACCCAAGCAGGCACGCGTCGTCGCCACATCAAAGACAAACCAGAACGGGACCGGATCGAAGATTATCAATCCGTGAACCAAAGCTATGTGGTGGAGGATTACGGCCTCACCGCCTTCGCCGAAAACATTCTCGTGCCCGATGGCAACGACGGCTGGGAGTAATCCCCACCCCTCATCCTTTTGGTAATATGAGAGCAACCCCATGAATATCATTCGACACCACCGAGAAAAGATACTGGCCCAAAAGACAGCGCACGAAAGTGCAAGCGCTGGCGACACCACCTTGGAAGGCCGTAATGAGTATGAGTTGATGCTTGCTCAGCTGCAAACAGATGCAACGGCTTTACGCTCAATGCAAAGCATCGAAAAGCGCATTGAACTGAAGCTCGATTTGGTCCCCCGATATGACGCCTATGTCGCGGGCATCTTGGCGGCTGATGAAAATGTGCAAGACGATGTGCTGATGACACAATTGGTTTGGCGCATCGACATCGGTGCCTTTGAGGACGCCTATGCCATTGCTCTTCATGCCCTTAAACACCAACTGGTTTTGCCACATCGGTTCAAACGAACTCTACCGACGCTTTTGGCTGAGGAGTTTTCAGAGCCGGTTATCTTGGCCGAAAATACGCCACCCTCCGATACGTCGACACCGGAGAGCTCGGATAAGGCCAAGCCGTTACTCAGTTTGGATCTCCTCACCGACCTGCTTGGCCAGTTGAAAGATCAAGATATGCCCGATGAAGTCCGGGCCAAACTCCACAAGGCCATCGCCTTCACGCTTGAAACCACTGGCGAGCCAGAAAGTCTCGAGGAAGCCCGCCCCCATTACGAGCGCGCCCTCCAACTCGACAAAAAGTCTGGTGTTAAAAAACGCTTGGAACAACTGGCTCGCAAGTTGAAGGCTGCAGCCGATTAAAACCCCTCTCGCCCAGCAGGCGACGGCCAGCTCTGAAAACCCGTCTGACGGACTTTGAAGAGCTGGCCACAATTTCACCGAGGCCCGCATGACTGTATTCATTCCCAACACCGGCCCCGATACTGTCTCCCAAGACGTTCCCAACCTTCCTTTTTTCCCGGCCTTAAACACCAGCGATTTCCGTACCGCCATGCGGGTTATCGAAGCCATTCCCACAGAACGGGTTTTTGAGGAATTACAACGCGCGACACTTGCCACCAATCGTGAGCTGCACTATTGGCGCATTGCTCATGAGGCAGCAGGCCATGCGGATCTGACAGCTGTCCCCGCTGATAGGTACGGCGCTCAAAGCGCTCTTTCCATCCACTACCGTCAAGCCGTTTTTCACCGTGCCAAAGCGTTCTTGATTGAAAAGTCCACAGACTTTGACAGCACCGCTGAAGGCAGCGCTCAAGGCAAGGACATGGAGCCCAACGTTGAAGATCATTTTCGCACTGTGCGCGAAGAGATTGCTGCCATCCTCCATTATGAGGATAGAGACCGGAACCAAAGCGGCTCAATTGTGGAGTTGATTTAGTGACGATTTTCACCTCAGCCACGCGCCAACCCTATCCATCAAACGGCATCGCCTATGCCCAGCAAGGGGACACGGTTGACCTGATCGCCATGCGCTATTTTGGGCGCACAGACATGATCACCGAGCAGATGCTCGACGACAATAGAGGCCTTGCCGCTTTGGGCATCGTCCTACCTCACGGCACTCAAGTAGCACTGCCTGCCCCCGACGATCTCACCCCCACCCGCGAACCAGAAACAGTGAGCTTATGGACATGATCGACACACTCTTTGCCAAATCGGCTGAACCAACCACCTATGCCGCCAGCCTTGGCGTTAGCTTTTTTGGAGCGATCACGATGAATGAATGGATTGCCGTTGGTGGTTTGGCCCTAGGGGGAATGACCTTTGCAGCCAACTGCTACTTTAAGTGGCTGCACTACAAATTGGCCGAACGCCAAGCAACCAAGGGAGCTTCCAAAAATGGACGTGTTTAGCGCCGTTGCCGGTTTACTCGAACCCGTGCGGAAAATTGTGGATGACCTGTTCACCAATGATGAGGAACGCGGCAAGCTTAAGAATGCGCTTTTTGAGGCGGAGTCAAACCTCACCCAGAAACTTCTCGAGCATGAAGCCAAGCTGGTAAAAGCACAGTCCGACATCATCACCGCCGAGGCGACCGGTCAAAGCTGGATCCAACGCAATTGGCGGCCCCTGACCATGTTGACCTTTGTTGGCCTGATCGTGGCGCGCTGGATGGGCTTCACCGCCCCTGGCATGAGCGAGGCAGAATATCTCTCAGTCTATGATCTCATGAAGTTGGGTCTGGGCGGGTACGTCGCCGGGCGCACCCTTGAGAAGGTCGCCCCCAAAGTCCTCGACACTTGGCGCGCCACAAAATGAACAAGCTCACTCTCCTGCGCGACCATCTTCTCGCCGGTCCCTACGGCCTCAAATCTGATCAATTGGTCACCTTTGTGGAAAGCGGATCCGTGAAATTTGTGGACGGTGAGCTCAACAACAATTTTGCTCTCGTCTATCAAGCCAAAGTTGGCGTCATGGATTTTGCGCAAAACCCTTTGATCCTCCAACTCGCTTTGGTCAAGTGGATGAAGTTGCATCAAACCGAGCATGAGTTTGAGGCTTTCACATTCGAAGCTGAAATTCTCGACACCTCCAAAGTGGACCTTTTGATCACCCTCACGCTCTCCGAGGACGTTCTTGTGCGGGAAGATGACACCGGCACTCATATCGACATCGCGCCAGAAATTGACACCTCAGAAGATGAATATTCTGGCATATTAGAGCGCCCCAATGAGCCAGGGTGACCCAAGCAAACAGCTCAAGCGGCTCGGTGCTTTCGCAGAAAGCTATTTGCAAGCCCTCGCCAGCCCCCAGAGAGCTGTCCTCCTGCGCGAGATCGGCAAGAGGCTGCAACGATCCCAAAAGGCCCGCATCAGCGCCCAGACAGATCCTGACGGGCGCCCGTGGCCCAAGCGTCGGGCCAAAAAGGGAGCCGGACGCGTGCGCGCCAAGATGTTCCGGCGCATGCGTACTGGCAAACACTTGAAACTGAAAGCCGATGACGGCTCTATCAGCCTTGGGTTTTCTGGCAACACAGGAAAGATTGCCCGCGCGCACCATTACGGCCTACGCGAACGCATGAAGATGATGGGCGGCAAAAGCATTTTCATCAAAAACCCAACCAGACGTTTGATCGGCCTGTCCACTCAAGACCTTGCAGACATTGACGCCCATGTTTTGGACCACATGATCAAAGCTGGAGAAAAATAGCATGCATATTTCGCCCCATTTTACACTGCAGGAAGCCTCTAAAAGCTCTACGGCCATCCGGTTAGGAATAGACAACCAGCCCCCCGCCCTTCTCATTCCAAGCCTAAGAGCAACCGCCCAAAACATCTTGGAGCCAACCCGAGCTCACTTTAAAGCCCCCATAAACCCCTCAAGTTTTTATCGCGGCCTTCTTCTAAATCGTGCCATAAAATCAAGTGATAACAGCCAACACGTCAAAGGCCAGGCGGTCGATTTTGAAGTGCCCGGCGTTTCCAATATCGTCCTGGCACATTGGATCGGGGACAACCTTGAATTTGATCAATTGATCCTAGAGTTTTATCAAGAAGGTGTGCCCATGTCTGGCTGGGTCCATGTATCTTGGACGCCAACGGGCCGTCGCAATGAAGTACTCACCATCGGCAAAACCACAACGCTAGGCCTGCCAAAACTTTCAAGATGATATGGCCTAAATCATCTCATAGGCGAATGACTTAAAACGTGTGGCCGTGCAGCTTGAGGCCATGAGCTACAGCACTTCAGAAATCGCTAGGCGACTTGAAAATATCATTCGACGCGGCACCATTGCCTCGGTTGATGCAGGCAATGCTCGCGTGACTGTAAAGCTCGGCCAAATTGAAACGGCCCCCCTCCCGTTTCTTGCCCAGCGCGCTGGCGACGATAGAGATTGGTGGTGCCCGTCCATTGGTGAGCAAGTTATCCTTTTCTCAGAAGGTGGCGACTTTGCCAACGGGGTGGTTCTCACTGGTCTCTATCAAGCTGCCCACCCGGCCCCGCTTTCAGATCCCAAAAAATCAGGCACCCACTTTAGCGACGGCGCGAAAACAACCTATGACAAGGAAGCCCATCGCTATGCTGTGGACCTCCCATCCAGCGGTGAAATCATTCTCACAGTTGGAGCATCAAGCCTTTCAATCAAAGACGGATCCATCACGCTTTCCACGCCTAGCTTCAAAGGGGTGCAAACATGACCGGCATCGTTGTGGCAGGGGTAGACAGCGCAGGCGGCACCCAACTAGGAGGCAGCCAAAGCTTTGCACAAGTGGATGGGCATTCCATTGTCGTGCTCGGTGACCCGGTTCAAGGCCACGGCCAATCCCCCCACAATTCCCCCATCATGACCCAGGGCTCAAGCTGGATGACCCTCAATGGCATTCCGGTCTGTTGCACCGGCCATCGCGCCTCATGTGGCCACGCCTCATCTGGCCGCCCGTGGTTCACCCTCCCGGAGGGCACAGCATGAACGGCATGAACGCCCAAACAGGCGCGCCCCTTTCGGGCATTGAACACCTTTGGCAGTCCGTCGCAGATATTCTCAAAACGGCCATCGGGTCACGCATCATGCGGCGCGACTATGGATCCTATGTGTTTGAGCTGATTGACTACGTCGCCAATACATTTGGTTTGATTTTGCTCAAAGCAGCCATTGCCCACGCCCTGGCTAAATGGGAACCACGGCTCAAACTCACCAAAATCCTTTTTGACGAAATTACCAAAGAGGGAAAAATCACCCTCACAATTGAAGGCGATTACATCGAAACAGGTGAAGCCATACGGTTGGAGGGCTTCACCCTATGACCCGTTTTTCTGTCATTGACTTAAGCCAGCTTCCCGCCCCGGAAGTCATCAAGACCCTAGATTTCGAGACAATTATCTCAGAACTCAAAACTGACTATGCAACCCGTTATCCAGCATTCACTGCAGATTTGGAAAGCGAACCCGTCATCAAGCTATTGGAGACGCAGGCCGCGCGAGAAATGAACATCCGCGCACAGGTGAATGACGAGGCGCGTGCAGTTCTATTGGCCTTTGCCCAGGGGAGTGATTTGGACCACCTCGGAGCCAATTTCGCAGTCGCTCGACGTCAAGTTGATCCAGGAGACCCAGAGGCCACTCCGCCCATTCCCGCCACCTATGAGGACGACCCAACCTTTCTGCGCCGCATTCAACTATCCCCAGAAGCCTTATCCGTAGCCGGGTCGCGTGGAGGCTATATTTTCAATGCCCTCTCCGCAGGTGAAACACCGCTCACCATGGACGTTGAAAGCACCGAGCCGGGCAAGCTTTTTGTCACCTATGAATTTCCCGAGGACGGTTTTTCAGCACTGATCAAAGACGCTGATGCTTACAAAACAGAAGCGGGCTCTCTCGATGTCATCGTCATGGGATGGGACGGATCCGGTGTGCCCACCTCTGAGACCCTCCAAACCGTTGAGGGCTATTTAAGCGGCGACTACGTCCGGCCCATGTGCGATGGCCCCACCATCCGCCCCGTTGAGCCTATTGAATACAGTCTCAACATCATTCTGGAGGTCCAAGACGGACCCGAAGCGCCCATCATTTTGAGCGCTGCCCAAGCCGCCGTCGAAGCCTACACCCTCGCGCAGCACAAAATCGGGCGCCGTATCACCGCAAGCTCATTAGACGCCGCCGCAACCGTCTCTGGCGTTGAAAAAGTGCGCCTCACAGGTTTTGTTGACATCACCCCCGACCGCCATGAAACCGCCTATTGCACAGGCATCACCATGGGCGTGGAGGTGCTTGATGATTGATCTGTTGCCACAAAACGCCTCCGCCCTCGAAAAGCGAATTGATACGGTCAACGCGTCCCGCTTCGATTTGGACATCCGTATCAGTGAGCTATGGAACCCCTACGCCTGCCCGATCACATTCCTCCCCTATTTGGCCTTTGCCTTCTCAGTCGATTATTGGGACGAAGAATGGTCAGAGGAAGCCAAGCGGGAAGTCGTCGCGCAGGCCATCAAGGTGCACCGTCACAAGGGCACACCCGGCGCGCTTAAAGACATGTTGCGCGCAGCCGGTTACGGCGAGGTTGAGCTTGTTGAAGGATTGGACGCGCGGCGACGCGATGGCCGGGTCACCCGCGACGGCACCTATTTCCATTCAGAATATAAACACTGGGCTTTGTTCAATGTGAAATTGCTCCGCGCGGTTTCTATCGAGCAGGCCCAACAAATCAAAACACTGGTGAACCGCGTCAAACGGGAGGTGTGTGAACTACACGCCCTCACCTACGACCGCGCCTTGAACCTGCACAACAACGTCATTTTCCGAAATGGCACATTTACGCGAGGAGTGGTTGATGGCCAATCTGTCTGAGGAGCTGATCTGGAAAGACGGCATTTATCAATTGGAAACCACCGACCCCGTTCAAGGTGGACCCGATGGCATTGATAACCGGCAAGCCAAAGAACTGGCTAGCCGCACTCAATATCTGAAAACCCAAGTTGAGCTGCGTGCAACAATTGTCGCGGTCAATGCGTTAATTGCCGCCGCCGTTGACAGCATTCTAAACTCCAGTCCTGCAACATTGGATACGCTGAACGAACTGGCGGCCGCCCTAGGCGATGACCCCAATTTTGCGGCAACCATGACCGCCCTCATTGGCACAAAATTAGATGCAGCAACCTACACACCCGCCGACATCCTCGCCAAATTAATCGGTGTCGATGGTGCGGGCTCTGGACTAGATGCAGACTTATTGCAGGGCAAGACCCCATCGGATTTTTCCAAAAAAGTGATGACCACCGGTGCGTCAGGAGGATCATCTCCCGATCAATGGTGCAAACTTGCTACGCTTACAACCGGGCCTCAATTTACAGACATAAATGTAATGCTCGCTCTCGTTGGAACGCTGCATGGCAGTCCAACCACGGTCAATTTTAGCGCCAGCGTAAGGGTCAACAATGTTGCGGAGTACTTTGGAAAGCTCACAATCAATGCGGCTAACGGCGGTAGTGTTGACGATCAATCCTTTAAATTGGTTGCAACAGATACCAGCAACACCTTTGACCTTTGGTTCAGGAAAACCAGTTCGTACGGAACATTTTATCTTTACGAAATAGCCCGATCATTTGCCCCTGGGTCCTCCATTGCTTATCATGAAAATTCCCCTTGGCTTGTTGATGAACCCTCAGGGTCCCAATTGGATGTTACGTCAGAAGGCCTCTTATATCTAAACAACAAAGTCTGGCATGGCGGCAACCACGGCCCCGCTTCGGGTCTAGACGCAGACACGGTCGACGGCAAACACGCCTCCGATTTTGTGGAGAGCGCATCGCCGGTCTTCACAGGCAGCCCCCTCGCCCCCACCCAAGCCCCCGGAGACAACAGCCAAAAGATTGCGACAACCGAATATATCGCGTCTGCCATTGCGGCTCTGGTGGCCAGTAGTCCTGGCACATTAGACACGTTGAACGAGTTGGCGACGGCGTTGGGTGACGATCCCAATTTTGCAGCCACCATGACCACCCTCATTGGCACCAAATTGAATGCAAGCGCCTTCACCGGCGCGGCTATTCTCGCCCTTCTGCTAGCAGTTGACGGGGCAGGCTCCGGTCTAGATGCAGACAGATTGGACGGTGTACAGGGAAGCTCCTACGCCCGCAAAGCCTCCCCGGCTTTCTCAGGCGATCCAACAGCCCCAACACAATCAGCGAGCAATAATTCCACACGGCTCGCCACCACGGCCTTCGTAAAAACAGCCATTGCCGCAGTACCAACAACAACAATCACCCATACCGCTACCTCATTTGTTATTCAACGCTCGGATGGCCTCGTAGAAATGGGCGGAACGGTAAGCCCGGTTGGTGGGGGGAGTGGTGTTGATTTAACTTTGCCAATTACTCTGACTACGGTTTTGAGGGGCACAGCGGTTTTCGTGAATTATTCAAACGACAGCAAGCCAGATGGAGCAGCCCAGATCCGGGCGCTCACAGGAAGCAGCCTGCGCGTCTCAAATACAGACAATGTAAACGCCGCTGATATCAATTGGTCGGTTTTGGGGATTATCTAAATGAAACGTTTTTATGCGGCCAGCACCAAAGGGTTTTACCAAGACGACCTACACTCGCCTGAAAAAATTCCAGCCGATGCTGTTGAAATTGGCGAGGCCGAGTTTACCGACCTGATGGACGGCCAAGCCAACGGCACCAAGGTAATTGGCAGCGACGAAGGCTTTCCAGTTTTATTGGATCCAGCTCTGCCATCAGCCGAAGAACTGGGCACAAAAGCTCGAACTCAACGGGACCGACTGTTGACCCAATGCGATTGGACCCAGCTCGCCGATGCAGCTTTGAGTGACGAAGAAAAAGCTGCCTGGACGGCCTATCGCCAAGCCCTGCGAGACATCACTGATCAACCTCTTTTCCCCACCACGATTGCTTGGCCACTTGCGCCGGACGCACTTTAAAGGAGACTTCCATGCCACAAGATTACCACCACGGCGTGCGCGTCGTTGAAATCAATGAAGGCACCCGCCCCATTCGCACCATCAACACAGCGGTGTTTGGGATTGTCTGCACGGCACCGGATGCGGACGTTGACATGTTCCCCCTCAACCGTCCCGTATTGGTGACAAACCTCTATACCGCCATCTCCAAAGCTGGCGAAACCGGCACACTTCCCTTTGTGTTGGATGCAATCGTTGACCAATCAAACCCCATGGGCATCGTTGTCCGTGTGGAAGAAGGCGCAGACGAAGCTGAAACCACATCCAACGTCATCGGCACGGTTGAAGCAGATGGCACCCGCACCGGCCTACAAGCCCTCACAATTGCCAAAACGATCACAGGTGTGACACCGCGTATTCTGGCGGTGCCAGGGCTCGACACTCTGGCCGTCGCCACAGCAGTCATCACAATCGCAGAAGATTTGCGCGCGTTCGCCTATCTGTCAGCTTATGACTGCACCACCAAAGAAGACGCTGTGGCCTATCGCGGTAACTTTGGTGCCCGCGAAGCCATGGTTATTTGGCCCGATTTTGTGAAGTGGAACACCACCACCAATCTGTCTGACACAGCTTTTGCAACGGCCCGCGCCATCGGCCTGCGCGCAAAACTCGACAATGACATCGGCTGGCATAAGACATTATCCAACGCCACCGTGAACGGTGTGACCGGCATCGATAAGGACGTTGATTGGGATCTTCAAAACCCAGCAACCGATGCGGGCTATCTCAATGAAAACGAAGTCACAACATTGATCCGCGAAAACGGCTTTCGCTTTTGGGGCTCACGCACCTGCAGCGCCGACCCACTGTTTGCCTTTGAGAACTACACCCGCACAGCGCAAGTTTTGGCTGACACGATGGCCGAAGCTCACATGTGGGCGGTTGACGGCGTGATGAGCCCCCGCAATGTCCGCGACATCATCGAAGGGGTGAACGCCAAGCTGCGCGCCATGGTCACGCAAGGCTACCTTCTGGGAGGTGAGGCATGGTTTGACGAGGCAGCCAACACAAAAGACGAGTTGAAGGCTGGAAAACTTTATATCGATTACGACTATACCCCCGTGCCGCCTATGGAAAACCTCAACTTCAAACAACGCATTACCGACCGTCATTTGCTCGACTTCGCCGCCCGCGTTGCCGCTGCCGGATAGCCCTGCCCCTTAACTTTGCATCGACTGCCCTACGCAGTTTGATCTCAAAATCGCTTACGAAAGGAGAAGCACATGCTTCCCGAAACATTGAAAAAATTCGACATGTTTGTAGACGGTGGATCCTTTCTGGGCCGCGTCGACGAAGTCACACTCCCCAAGATCGAAAAGAAAATGGAAGAGTTGCAGGCTGCTGGCATGCTCGGCGACGTGGACATTGACATGGGCTATTCCAAAATGACCATGGGCTTCACATGTCGCGAAAACACAGCCTCCCTTTTCAAACTACTTGGCCAAGTTGACATGGCAGGCACCGGCTTGCGCTTTGTTGGAGCGTACCGGGCGGACGGCCCTGGCTCCTCCGTGGTGAAGCAAGAGATCATTGCGCGCGGTCGCCTTGCCACTCTGGATCTTGGAACCGCCAATCAGAAGAACCTCACCGAGCTCAAGCCTGAGTTCTCCCTCACCTATTTCAAATTCGTCCGCAATGGCGAGACCATTGTTGAACTGGATTTCATCAACATGGTTGAAAATGTCGGCGGTGTGGATCTCTACAAAGACATTCGCGCAGCCCTCGAAATCTAACCCCTCCCCGCAAAGCGCCAACGCGCCCATCAATAAAAGGCCTAATTCATGACCAAGCCAAAAACAGAAACTCCTGCCCTCAACACCGGCACTTTTAAGACCGTGACGCTTGACCAACCCATCACCGTGGGGAGTGAACAAGTAAGCTCCCTTAGCATCCGCCGCCCCAAAGCAGGTGAGATGCGCGGTTTAAGCATGGTCTCGGTGGCGCAAATGGACGTCGATACTTTTTTTGATCTACTCCCCCGGATTGTCACGCCAATTATTCCCAGCGAGATCATCCAAGAGCAGATGGACATCGCCGACCTTGTTGCCTGCATGAAAGCTGTGGGTGAGTTTTTCGAGGGAAAGTCTTAACCCGCGACGACATCTTGGAAGGCTGGGCCTTCATCAACTTAGTATTTGGGGGGGGCTGGCCGCCCAGCGAGCTCAACGACATGGAGCTGGATGAATTTGTCCGCTGGTTAGAACTCGCTCAAGAACAAAACGACCGCATGGCGAAGGCTCAGAGTTAAGCAGCTTCTTGCCATGCGCGCCAAACATAGACCGGGGCAGACAGCACAAACCAGAGTGCAGCCCCAATGAGCAGCACGAGCCGGAAGCCATAGAAAAGCACCACGCTGATAAGCACCAGCACAGCAACAACTCCCAAAATGGCAAAAACGATCTGTATCATGAAACCATTATAGCATAAAAGTTGGCGAAATTATGAAAGACCTGAAACTTTCCATCACCCTCGAAGGTCTCGACAAAGCCAGCAAGCCATTCAAGCAGCTTCTCCAATCATCAACCAAGCTGCAAAAAGGCCTGGGCAAGACCGCTGGCGAGCTAAAATCACTCAAGGCAGCCGAGACAAAGATCAACGGCTTCCGTGATCTGCGCAAAGGTCTCACCTCGACAAAAGGCAAGCTGGCCGAAGCCCAAGCCACGGCTAAGAAATTGCAGCGCGAATTTAATACGACCGGCAAGAGCAGCAAAAAGTTGGGCAAAGCGGCCGCCCGCGCCGCAAAAGACGTTAACAAACTTAAGCTCAAACAGACTGAGGAAATCCGGTCGCTCGGTACTATGCGCCGCGACTTGAATAAGGCAGGCATTAGCACCCGCTCCCTTGGCACAGCCCAAATTCAGACAGCGTCCAAAATCAAGACCGTGACCAACCGGCTCAATCAACAGCAAGGCGCACTGAAACGCGCGACACGGCTCCAAGATCGCCACAGGAGAGCATCGCAGCGGTATCGCCGCACACTGCAAACACAGGCCAACGCCAGCTTTGTAGGGGCCGCAGGGCTCGCCACAGGCGGCGCAGCATTGCGAGGCATCACCTCAACCATGATGCCCGGCATTTCCTTTGATGAGCAGATGAGCGCTGTAGGGGCGATTGGACGCGTGGAGAAGAGCTCCAAGGCATTCGCCGACCTGCGCGCCCAAGCACTTGAGCTTGGCTCCACCACCCAATTTTCAGCCACAGAGGCCGCATCGGGCATGGAGTTCCTTGTCATGGCTGGCTTTAGCGCCAATCAAACCATGGCCGCCATGCCAGGCATGCTGGACCTGGCAAAGGCTGGACGCACCGACCTGGCCGAGACGGCAAACATCGCCTCTAACATTCTCTCAGCCTTTGACCTCGACCCTTCAAAAATGACCATGCTGGGCGATGTACTCACCGCCACCTTCACCCGGTCAAATGTAAGCCTTACCCAACTGGGCGAGACAATGAAATTCACAGCCCCCGCCGCAGCCCTTGTGGGGGCAAGCGTGCCCGAAGCCGCTGCCATGGCAGGCCTGCTCGGCAACATTGGCATTCAAGCCAGCATGGCGGGCACCACCTTACGCTCCGTCTATGCCCGGCTTGCCTCTCCCCCAAGCGAGGCCGCCAAGGCGCTCAAATCGTTGGGCATTCAAACCACCGATGCCGCAGGCGACCTGCGTGCCGTGCCAGACATTCTGGCCGAGGTCGCGCGCAAAACAGAGAAGATGGGCAGTGGTGATCGCTTAGGCCTCTTCATGGATATTGCAGGCCAGCGCGCCGGCACCGGCTTTGCCAATTTGGTGGAAAAGGGAGGCGCTGGAGAAATTGCCAAATTTGCCAACATCGTTGGGAACTCTTTAGGGGAGAGCAAACGCGTCGCAAGCCAAATGGCGGACAATGCAGCGGGCGACATCAAAGGGCTAACCAGCGCTTGGGAGGGGTTTAACATTGCATTGAGTGACACACAGACATCCCCCTTTCGGGCAATCATCCAGGGCATGACCCGCATCGTGCGGACCACCACAAAATGGGTGAATGAAAATCCCAAACTAGCGAGCACCCTGTTCGCCATCATCACCGTCGCTGCGTCTCTCTGGGCGGTTGTGGGTGGCTTGGCATTGGCCGTCGCGGGTATTCTTGGCCCCTTTGCCATGGTCAATTTTGCCCTGACGACCATCGGTCTTAAAGCCCTTTCATTTGGGGCCATATTCGCAAAGCTTGGCCCCATCATCATGTGGGTTGGCAAGGCCATTGTTTTCTTGGGCCGCGCGTTGCTCATGAACCCAATAGGCCTCACCATCACAGCCATCGCTGTAGGCGGTTATCTGATTTGGAAATATTGGGAACCTCTGACCGCCCTTTTTCAGCGCATCTTCACAGCCTTCAAAACTGACTTTTGGGGCACCCTGGGCGCGATCAATTCCTTTCTGATCAATTGGTCACCCTTGGGGCTGTTCTACAAAGCATTTGCAGGCGTGTTGAATTGGTTCGGCGTCGAGCTGCCCGACACCTTCACAGGCTTTGGCGCAATGATTGTCGACGGTTTGATTGATGGCTTTGTCGGTCTATTTCCCAAGCTCTCTAAGGCCATGGCCAATATGGGCGGGATGATCAAAGACACATTCAAATCCATCTTGGGCATCCACTCCCCTAGCCGCGTGTTTGCTGACCTTGGCGGCAACATCACCCAAGGTCTAACCATCGGCCTGCAAGGGGGCCAAGGCAAACCCCTCAAAGCGCTCAACACGATGGCCCGCTCCATGATTGCCCCTATCGCCATGAGCGCCGCTGTCGTGCCCGCCTATGCCGGACAAACAGGCCCCACGCAAACTACACCAACGCCCAACCACTATGAATTTCACATACATGCTGGAGGCAATACAGCGGCTGAAGAAATAGCAGAAGCCGTGCGCCTTGTCTTGGAGGACCTCGACCAAGAACGCGCCCAAGCCCAGCGCTCACAACTCTATGATCCAGAATAGGAGCCCCCGCCATGATGCTTGCCTTGGGATTTTTCGCCTTCTCATTGAAGACCGCCCCCTATCAACAATTGCGCCGCGTGAGTTCCGCCCGTGCGCCCCGCAATGCCCCTGTAGGACAGAGACCAACGGGACAATTCGTCGGCCCCGGTGACGACAAAATCACCCTCTCTGGCACCCTTTATCCAGAACTAACAGGCGGCCCCAGCACGCTCAAAACCTTGCGTGAAATGATGCTCACCGGCAAAGCCTATGTTCTGCTCGATGGCTTGGGAAATGTGATGGGCAATTGGTCCATTGAAACGGTATCCGAAACAAAGAGTAATTTTCTGCAAGACGGCACAGCCCGCAAAATCACCTTTGAACTCTCCATCATCCGCGAGCCCGACGAGGCCAGTGTGCTAGGCGACCTCAAAATTGAGGATGCAAAACGCTCATGAGAACCCCCGCTTTTGAAATCACCGTTGACGGCACAGACATCACCGCCCAAGTGAGCAAACGATTGCTAGACCTCCAGCTCACCGACAAGCGCGGCTTTGAGGCCGACACGCTCTCCCTTACCCTGGACGATGCAGACGGCCTGCTAACCATCCCTCCAGAAGGCGCAAAGATCTCAGTCAAGATCGGCTGGGCAGATAGCTATCTCATCGACAAAGGCACCTACATCGTTGACGACATCACCCACTCTGGCCCACCCGACAAATTGACCATCAGCGCCAATAGTGCGGACTTTCACAAATCCATGAATGAGCAAAAGTCCCGCTCCTGGACCGGAAAAACCTTAGGCGATATTCTCAACACCATTGCAAGCGACCACTCCGTTAAAAGCGCCCTCAACACCGACCTGGCCGCAAAGCTCATCGAGCAGCTAGACCAAACAGACGAAAGCGACGGCCACCTGCTCACCCGCCTGGGCAAACGCTTTGACGCCATAGCGACTTTGAAATCAGGCCGCCTGCTCTTCATGCCCATGGGCCTTGGCCAAAGTGCCAGCGGCAAAGCCCTACCTGCCCTCACCTTGACGCGACAGATGGGAGACAGCCATTCATTCAGGTCTGCAAAAGGACAAAATGACTTCACCGGCGTCAAAGCCAACTGGCACGACCTAGACGCAGCCACCGAGCGCACAGTAACGGTTCAGGGCGACAGCGACACGCCCAAGCTCAAAACCCTACGCCAGACCTTTCCAACGGCCACAGAAGCCACAGAAGCCGCCAGTGCTGAATGGCAGCGCATCCAGCGCGGGCGGCATACCCTATCACTCACCTTGTCAGAAGGTAGACCGGAGCTAATACCGGAAACACCGATAACTCTAAGCGGCTGGAAAACAGACATCACAAATTTTGACTGGATTGTGGGGGATGTGAAACACAGCCTGAATGGAAGAGGCTTGGGAACAGGGATTCAACTTAAAAATAAATATTCGTCAGGTAGCTAGTTTAAAACTCACCATCATCATTTTCCAGGTTTGCAAGGTATTTATAATCAGTGCTCAAGGGGACACACATTTTTACAGTACCGCCTTCATCACCCATCGGACTTTCAATCAGGACTCCAAACGATAGAAAAAGCCGCTCGATATGCGAATTGACAAAAATACGGGATGACAAACTCCCGGCATCCGTACTTTCGGAAAAGTTAGCGAACAGATCCTTATCAAAAAGAGCCCACCATAACTCCAACCCCGAACTTACCAGATATTCCCTAAGGTTGGCACCCAGATCCGCCACGGGTTGAATTTTGCGCCTGTTACATAGAAACTGTGTAATAGCTGCCAAGACTTCGGATACGATATTGTAAATTGTCACAAAGAGAAGCCAATGGTCTCCCTGGACACGATAAGATCTACGAGCCTCGACACCTTTACAATAACTGGATTTCAGAAAACTGATCAGCGTACGTTCCAGTTCCGACAAATCGTCAAAATCATTATCGGAAACTTCCCTGCACTGTATAAAGGTCATATAGAGACTTTCACTAAATGTACCAATAAGCGCATCATAATCGGTATCATAGCAATCGCCATCCTTAGTGTTATCCAATGGGAGTTTCGACAAAATATTCAGTTGGTCCCCCGAAACCTCCACAATTGCTTTCGTGTTTGCCGACATCTTTGTGCCAATCAAATCAACACACTTCGAAAGATCCCCTGTTTGTTTCGATGCTAAAAATTCATGTGCACAACAACGGGCGGCGAGTTCATTGAAATTCGCAACAGACATTATTGGAGGTGAATCAAAAAACCCAAAAATTATGCGAGTTGAAGATACAGGGAATGCAATACAAGAGATTTCCTCAGTGCCCAACATCTCCAAAGGCAACCAATCACCTTCTAATGATCGGGCAATACAAATGCAATCAGGAAGAATAATATGCTCTTCGAGGAAGTCACAAACCTTCCAAGTCATCTTTCTAAAGTAGAGGCCCAGCTTTTCCCCCTTAAAGTCATAATCTAAGATTTTCTTATGAGCATAAGAGGGCAATTTCTTCGAATTTTTAGAAAAAAAGTCACTTCCGTTTTTCAAAGTATCGCGATAAAGAACATTCCAATTTCCTGAGTTCTCTCGAAGAAAGAAGTATGCAATTTTTGCAACCGTCTCAGGTGAAATATCCAAATCTCCACGCACATTTTCTAACAACTCCTGTTCAACCAGAAGCTCAAAAAACCGTGGTGGAATAATATGGTCCATATTTTCGACCCCTTCCGATAACACTTCAGAAAGAACATTCACTTTCTCGCTCATTTCCGTAAAAATGTGCCGCCCCATATCTCGAAAGAAAGAAGATCTTCTCACCAAATGCGCAGCAACATCGCAAACGACTTGCGGATTGGTAATCGTACCTTCAGATAACGCCCTAATAACTCCCAGACTTTTTGTAAGATGCTCAGCCTCATAGTCAGCCAATCGACTATCTAATGTCTCAACACCATCCTGCGTAGCCGCAGAGTAGAAATACTCACTCGAAGAAACATCCCCGATTGAATTAATAACCGGTTTGTCCAGACCTTGCCTAAATTTCCAAACCTTTTCGCCAGCGCCCTCAATTAGAAAGCCACGCAAAAACACTCGAGGAACGTAATGTTGGTTCTTACCGGTCATATACCTGTCGCCTATTTAAAGCTGTAGAAAGCGCCTAAACTCCGCTAACCGCCACTTTTTCAACCTTCATGGAAGCTGCATTGAAAACACAAACATATTGCATCCGCTGAAAGGCACCAAAACCATTTTGAAATTTGATCCGGTTTCCCATCAAGTAGATCAACTTCTTCCCCGTATCAGCTCTAATGTCGTCAAATGCCCGTGCGGTCCACAAGAGCCATCCGTCCATCCATTCAAATTTGTACCGCGCTTGGTTTTCGATAGCTGTTTGGCACCTTGTCATGGCATCAACTCGAAACTTGTCTGCAAAACAAGTCGCATTTCCCAAACACACTGCCTCTTCCATTGCCTTCACAGAAGCTACCCCACTTTCTGTCGGTTCAATTCTTCCAATTTGTTCTGCACTCAACTCGATATCTGATTCTGCGCTGTGCCACGGAGGGTTATCGGCCCTCAATGCCTCCATTTTATCATAGAAAGCAGAACGCTCTTTCGCAGGCATATCTAACGCATTTTCCACTGCAAGTAATTTGACCGCATCTTCAACGCTCACTTCGTCTGGCATCTTGGAGAAAGCAAGCATACTCCAAGGCGATTCAGCAGAGGTCTCAGGTATACCTTCATCGACCACCTCGTTATAGGTGACCAAAGCCGTATTGAAGTTGCTCTTGATAAGCCTTTCATCGGGGTACACGAACACCGTTATAGATTTCACTTTTGTTGCGGCAATCGCGTCCTTAGCCGCTTGCGTCCCCAAGGTTAGGTATCCACTAGGTGTAGTAATTGGTTCAGCTGGGACGATGGAATAAACTCGACTATCCATATCACCGCCAACCGCTGACGCACTAACGATAGAATACTCTCTTGCAACTTCAATCTCATCAAGCAGAGAGACAACTTCAGCACCGGCCTCCTCAGAAGACGATACAGATGAATTTGAATCGCCGCCTTTTGTTTTTGGCACAACAGCGACAACAACAATGAAGGCCACGATCCAACACATGGACAACATTGCAAACGGGCGACTTGTAGCCCCTGCACCCTCTCCCTTTTCTGCCTCCATCAGAGCTTTCCAGCGCGCCTCAAGGGGAGCGAAAGCTCTCTTAAAAATTGGGGGGATTGCAACAACGCTTAGCGCCAACATGACCACCCCGCCAACCACAGAGCCTAGGCCGATCATCGCCACCGTCAGCATCAAAAAAAACACAACACTTAACCAGCCCAAAACCGTCAAAACAATGTTCACAACAAACGCTCCACTATAAAAGACAATTAATCTTTTACAGTGAAATTGATGATTTATCTAGGGGGATGGGGAGGCAAATGGGTGAGAAAAAATGACAAACATCATCAGGCTGGATGCAGCCTCGAAACGACACAGAAAAAATGCCTCAACTGACAGCGATAAACAGCCACCACTTGAAGCACTGATAAGGTCTCTAAACACGGAACAACGAGAAAAGGCGTTCAAGTTGATTTCATTGATGACCAAATTTGAAAGCCCAGTGGATGATTAGCTGGGACACTCTGTTTAAGAGAGGCCTTTGGCACACTTAGCCAATTGTTCTTGGGACGCATCCAACCAATTGCCGAACCCCACAGGGTCAAAGAGCCCAAGGTGAATAATAACATTCTTCTGACCATGGCGATCTTGCGTTCTTACGACCAGCTGGCCAGGCAGTCCCAATTTGAAATAATTATCGCTTGGGGGTATTCCCATCTCAATCACATCCCTCAACGGTATAATTTTCGTCAGGAATGTCGTGCGTGAACAAATTGCATCCTCTGTGAGAATCAATTCTTTTCTCCACCATACAAATAGGGCAATGGCACAAATGCCGCCCATTGGTATCGGAGGTATCCATATCCCCCACCCAACGCCTTCCTTGAATATTGAAAGTAATGCGAGAGACAGCGTAAGCAAAAAGGGCCCTCCAAAAACAGCAGCCAATGACCACCCAAATTGCCCCCAGAGCGGTACAATAGCGATGGGTTCTAAGTTCAAAGATTTATCGTCCATTTATCAAACACGCCCTTTAACACGCAATAAAGTCGACACTCGTTTTGTGTTCACTTTGCAAAACTTAGCACTTGCTTCATGAATAGAAGCATCAAGCAGTCAGGCCGCCTTAGAAAATCTCCATGCTGCCTCGCTGCCTTGGCGCCGCGGCTTTCTTCGTCGACTTCTCGGCAAACACTTTGCAAGATTCCAAAAACACATCCTGCGCCCTCGCCCCGTCAATCCCATCGAACAACGCAAGCAGCTCGGCCCGTTTATTCTCGCGCGCACTCGCAGCCTTCTTGCCCTTTGGCACCGCCGTCCCGGTGGGCGCAAAAAAGTCCGATGTTTCAAGCGTCAACTTCACCACCTCCGACAACCGCTCCTCAAGCCGCTCCCGGTATGACTCCATCTCCGCCCGCTGAGCCTTCCACGCCGCAAGCGCTTTCGCTGCTTCCTTGTCGGTCATTTTTGCAGGTCCGACATAAAGCTGCATGCCCATGCTGTCCGCCAGAAACGCCACGGTAGACGCTTGCACATCTCGGTCATCAAGCAATCCACGTAGCTGCCCCAAAGGCACACCTAGCCGATTGGCAAAAGGACGCATCCCCTCGTGCTCCACACTTTCACGAACCGCATCACTTAATGAACCCAATGCTTTTTGCGCCATTGAGAGCGCTTCAATCTTTTGTGCCATACTTAGCACGCTAGATGATTTTTATATTGACCGCATGTGCTTTTTAACGCATACGTAGATTGTCATGAAAAACACACCGCAACATATCGCCCACCTAAGCGAGCCTCTCGCCCAATGGTCCGGCTATTCACCCAGCACCATTTCACGGTTCGCAACAGGCAGCGGTGACATCTTCGACCGCATCCAAAACGGCCACGACATCACTTACTTGCGCCTCCAACGCATCTTCCAATATTTCTCTGACAATTGGCCTGACACACTGCCATGGCCCAAAGAGATCGACCGCCCAGCCCCTCGCGCCATGTCCCCCGACCAAAAACTCTCCCCCCGCAAATTATCAAGGAGGCGTAAATGCGCGTGAGGTGTCCGCATTGCGATGACCTTACGACCATTCGCAAGAGCATTCAGCTGTCGGAGCAATGTCGGGAAATCACCTGTCACTGCAACAACGGCCTGTGCGGCCATGTTTTTGCCTGCCACATCATTCCGGTGCGCACCCTCAGCCTTAGCGCCTGTCCCAATCAGTTCATCAATTTACCGCTCAGTGAGCACATCAATCGGAAGCAGTTGGTGCTTCAGCTCGACCAGCCAAGCAAAGGAATAAAGCATGCAATCGCCCGCAACGCCCGCCCCGCGTGA